GCTTCAGTTCCACTTAGTGGATTGGTTAGTGGTTATGAATTATTTGAAAACACAGAAGAATTTGATATTGATTTCTTACTTATGGGATCAGGATCAATGTCTAGAGAAGACACTCAGGCACTTTCTTCCAAATTAATATCAATCGCAGAAATTAGGAAAGATACAGTCGCATTTATCTCTCCTAACAGAGGATCGGTTCTTGTTGACACTGTTGGATCTGCTCAAATACTATCAAGTTCAGATATAACAGATAATTTAGTCAAGTACTATTCACCAATACCTTCATCATCTTATGCTGTATTCGATACTGGATACAAGTACATGTATGATAGATTCGCAGATACATTCCGATATGTACCTATGAATGGAGATATTGCTGGAACTTGTGCTCGAAATGACATAAACAATTTCCCTTGGTTCTCACCAGCGGGAACAGCAAGAGGATCAATTCTTAACGCAGTAAAACTCGCATACAATCCTTCACAGATTCAAAGAGATAAACTTTACTCAAATAGAATTAACCCAATTATATTCTCACCAGGAGCAGGTATCATCTTATTTGGTGATAAAACTGGTCTTGGAAAAGCATCAGCATTTGATCGTATCAATGTTCGTAGATTGTTTATCTTCCTTGAAGATGCAATTTCTGCTGCTGCTAGAGATCAATTATTTGAATTCAATGATGAAATTACAAGGACAAACTTTGTAAACATTGTTGAACCTTTCATGAGAGATGTTCAATCCAAGAGAGGTGTTACGGACTTCAGAGTTGTTTGTGATGAGACAAATAACACTGCTGCCGTTATAGATAATAATGAATTTGTTGCTGACATTTTCATTAAACCAAACAGATCAATTAATTTCATTGGTCTAACCTTCGTCGCCACGAGAACTGGAATCTCGTTTGAAGAAGTAATCGGTACCGTTTAATCCATTTAGAGGAATAGAAAAACTATGGCAACCCAATTTAACAGACCTCCACTAAGAACCATTACTGGGTTTAAAAGTAAATTGGCGGGTGGCGGTACAAGACCCAATCTGTTTGAAGTTGAAATCGCATTTCCTGAACAGTTAGCAATTGATAACGACGTTAAGGAAAAATCAAGATTTTTAGTAAAAGCAGCCGCACTACCAGCATCTAATATCACTCCTGTTGAAGTTAACTTCAGAGGAAGAATATTAAAAATTGCTGGAGAAAGAACATTTGATACATGGACTGTTACAGTCATCAATGATCTTGACTTTGGTATTCGTTCTGCTTTTGAGAAGTGGATGAATCTTATTAATAAAATGGAAGACGCAACTGGAACAGTTAATCCAGCAGATTATCAACCAGATGCTTATGTTCATCAATTAGATCGTGATGGATCTACACTTAGAACTTACAAGTTCCATGATGTATTCCCAACTAATATAAGTCAAATTGACTTATCATATGAAACTACTGATACTATTGAGGAGTTTACAGTTGAACTTCAAGTTCAGTGGTGGGAAGCACTTAGAGGTGTTGGAACTAACGCTGGTGGAGAAGACATAGGCTAAATCGCTAAATAGTGCTATAATACTTAATATTAAGAGAAAAATTATACCATGCCGAGACTTTTTGGATTTTCTATTGATGATTCCTCAAAAAAGGCAGATTCAGTAATATCACCCGTCCCCAAAAATAATGAGGACGGTGTTGATTATTTTGTACAATCTGGTTTTTATGGATCCTATGTTGATATAGAAGGTAGATATCGAACTGAATATGATCTAATTAAGAGATATCGTGAGATGTCATTACATCCCGAAGCTGATGCTGCGATTGAAGATGTTGTTAATGAAGCTTTAGTTAGTGACCTATATGATTCACCTATTGAAATTGAATTATCAAATGTCAATGCAAGTGATAAAGTAAAAGATGCTATAAGAAGCGAATTTAAATCCATTAAAGAGATGATGGATTTTGATAAAAAATCTCATGAAATTTTTAGAAACTGGTATGTTGATGGTAGATTATATTACTTAAAAGTAATTGATGTTAAAAAACCACAAGATGGTATTCAAGAGATCAGATATATTGATCCGATGAAAATGAAGTATGTGAGGCAGCAGAAAAAAGATAAGAAAAATAGAGTTAAAGATGTCAATATTTCAAATGCATTTGAAGTAGATCCTAAAAAAGATGTCTATCCAGATATAGAAGAGTATTACGTATACACTCCAAAACCAAGTTATCCAACAGGAGTTTATTCACCTGGTGGTAGTGGAGCTTCAAAAACACAAATTAAAATTGCGAAAGATTCAGTCACATATGTAACATCTGGATTATTTGATCGCAATAAAGGATCTTGTTTATCATATTTACATAAGGCAATTAAAGCACTCAATCAATTAAGAATGATTGAAGATAGTCTTGTAATTTATAGATTATCAAGAGCACCAGAGAGAAGAATATTTTATATTGATGTTGGTAATCTTCCAAAGGTAAAAGCAGAGCAATACTTGAAAGAAGTGATGTCTCGCTATCGTAATAAGTTGGTGTATAACGCACAAACTGGTGAGGTCAGAGATGATCGTAAGTTCATGTCGATGATGGAAGATTTCTGGTTGCCAAGAAGAGAAGGTGGTCGTGGAACAGAAATTACAACACTTCCCGGTGGCCAAAACTTAGGTGAACTATCAGATATTGAATACTTCCAGAAAAAATTATATCGTGCATTAGGAGTTCCAGAATCAAGAATCGCATCTGAAGGTGGATTTAATTTAGGACGTTCATCTGAGATATTAAGAGATGAACTTAAGTTCTCTAAATTTGTAGGAAGATTGCGTAAGAGATTTGGTAATATGTTCAATGATATGTTGAGAACTCAACTAATATTAAAGAACATAGTTTCACCAGAAGATTGGGATGAAATGAGTGATCATATTCAGTATGATTTCTTATATGATAATCAGTTTGCAGAACTCAAAGAAACTGAGATGATGAATGAAAGATTAGGTCTTGCAGCAACAATTGAACCATACATTGGAAAGTATTATTCTGCTGAATATTTGCGTAAGAAAATTCTTCGTCAAACTGATGCAGAAATCAAAGAAATTGATGAACAAATTGCACAAGAAATTAAAGATGGAATCATTCCTGATCCAAATGCAGTTGATCCAATTACAGGTGCACCACTTGAAGGTGGAGGTGGAGATTTAGGCGATGTTCCAGTCGAAGATGATTTGGAACAACAAGGTGCAGTAACAGATGCAGAACTTGCAAATGATACCAAAAAGGCAGAGATATAAATAAAATATATACCTATCATAAAATATGGACGACATTATTGATGCAATTGCGACTGACGCATCTCCTTCAGAGATTGCTGATAGTTTAAAAGATGTAATTTATCAAAAGGCTGCAGAGAGAGTAGAAGGTCTAAGACCTAATGCATCTGCATCTATTTTTGCAGAAATTGAAAATGAGGTAGATACTGAGCCACAAGAGGAAGAATAATGACTCAAAGAGTTC